GCGCGCGGGTCGATCGGGACAAGATGCTGCACGTCCGCGTCTCCCCAGCCCGCGAGCAGTCCACCGGTCAAACGCCAGTTCGGCGCGCAGATTTTCCAGAGACAGCCGATATCGTCCTCGCCGTCCAGGTCCAGCCCGGATGGCGGAATGGAGCCGAACCCGTCCCCACTCGTCACGCAGTCGCACCCGCAGTCCGGACACTCGTTGTCCTCCGTTTTGGAATCAGTCCAGAGGAAGCTCGTGAACTCGACATCACCAGTCGCATCGCCAGTCCCGAGGCCTGCGCCAACGCCTGGTGTCTGTTCGAGTAACGCATACACACATGCGCCGTCGAGCGCCGCGTATAGCGCAGCCTCGGATAGATCGCTATTGGGCTGCACGCACAATGACAGATCATGGAAGACGTCTGGGTCGAGATGCGTCACGCGTAGCCGTTCACCAATCCGCTCGTCATCGCCGACCGTTTTGTTTCGGATCTCCAGCCACCCACACGCTGACGGGTCGTCGTCGAACGTCACCAGCGCGTAGAGGTACTGTGTCGCGCTGGTCATTCCCGCCAGCACTTTGACGCGCTGCCGGTCAGGCGAACGAAACCGGGTGGCCACTCGCTGGTAAATCTGTCCAGTGGTGTTCGCCTTCAGGACCGCGTTGGCGCTGCTCGTCGCCAGCACGCCGTCCGCAATCGCCCAGCTGCCTATCGACTGGGTGTAGTTCGCGATTGTGTCCGTGTCGAACTGATCATCAACACGCTCACACCCGCAGCAGTCGCAGCCCGGGTTGTCGCGCTTCCACGGCATCGCGTTCTTACTCGCACGGGACAACGACGAGCCACCACGATCCGAACGTATCTTGCGCGATGAGGCAATAGGTACTGCTGTCGACCGCCCCGCCGATATTATTCACCACCAGATCGCCATCGCTGAACGCGTCAAGATCTCCATCACTCTTGAGTTTGGCGAGTTTCGCCGTTCCGCTCCCAGGCGCATCGTCCGACATCGCGGTAATTGTCGACGTTGTCTTAGCTGGGTAGAACGCAGCGCCGTTGCCGGCTGGCGGCGGGCGACTCGTTGACCGCGCAGGCACCGGGCTGCGAGGCATGTGCGCCAGTCGCGCGTGATCCGCCTGCAACTTGCGAACTGAGTTCGAGTCGAACGTTAGCATATCACGCCTTGATGTCGCATAGCATGGCCACGCGGCCGATCTTCACATACACACCGGTCGCAGTCGAAGCGTCAGTTATGGCCGCTTTAATTCGACAATCTAATACGTCTCCCGCCTCTAATGCTGTCGCCGTTATCACAAACTGTACTTGGCTCATAGTAAGCGAGTTGCAACTCGTCGACGCCGTTGAAACCAAATCGCTACCGACCGCCCCTTCGTCGTCTGACTCGTACGCGCTGACGTCTACGGTTGCCGATGTGTCCGACACGGTCGTACCCATGCCACAGTGGATTGCAACGCGCACAGATTGGCCACTTGTATACTCGACTGGCAATGGAAATTGAAAGCGACCGTAGGCCGTTACGGTAGTCGCCTTTGCGTCAGCCGTAATTAGATATGGCGACTCCGTACCAAACACCGCGCCACTCAGGCCGAGGTCGTCAGCCGCGGCGGTCGCAGGCAATAGAGCCGACAAGTTGTCATGAACTCTCATAGTGGTGAACGGTATCGCATACTCCTGCAAATCCTGTTGCACAATATCGGCGCGACTGACGCCCGGTACGAGCGAACCGCTATATGTGATGTCGCCAGGTACGAAGATTGAATCCCCAAACGTTGTCCTCGGCATATCGTTTTCCCTTTTATCTGATTGGGAGCCATTCGTTGAAGTCGCCAAAATCGATCTCTGGATAGATCGACCACTCCAAGTACACCGCCGGTAGTCCCTTCGCCAATGGCTGACCGTTCCCGTCGAGCAATACCGGCTCGGCAAGCGTGTTACCTAGCACGTCTCGCATAGTGCGATCTTCCGGGATGCCTGTAGACGCTGGGTTCCCAGACGATAACGACCCGCCGATACCATCCGGGGCGCCTGCGTTGCCGAGTGCCACAATCCCACGGTCGGCGATCTTCACCCTATACCCGAACTCATAGTCTGCGTGAATCTCGCTGGAAATCTTCCACACCGTCATATTGTTCTGGCGAACGACTGATGCGTTTGCGCTGACGACCTGGCACTGGAACGGCTCGAAGTTCCAAGAGATAAGCGTCTTGTCTGTTCTCGGGCGCCCGTTTTTGTTGACCACGTTCGGATCTTTTACTTTGATTCCGAATGCTTTCGAGTTGACCGCTCGCCAGTTGTCCGCCATGCCGTCTGGATACTCGTGGCGATACTTCCCGAACCGAAATACCTGTCTCAATGCGCTTCGTTCCAGTGCCGGGTCGAATACTGTCCCCGCGGAGTTCATTGGGGGAATGATCGCCTGATCGGCCCCGTCTCCCGTGTTGAATACGTCTAGAAAATTGTCACCAGTATGGCCGCCGCGGTACGTCGCATGCGTTACGGGGCGACTGTAGTCGGCGTATGAAATATCAACAGTCCAGTTCCAGTCCATCGGGTTGTTCGACGCGTTGCCGCTCTCATCCTCCTGCGTCTCGTCTTCCTCCTGGTCTGCCGTTTTGTAGTGAAAGTCGACAGTCCAATTATATTGCGAGCCAGATACACGCGACGGTGTAACCGAATCGCACAGCGCCATCACGTCAAGATCGTTTCCGAACTGGTACGGCTTGTTCAGATATGGAATCGCCAGACCGTTGAAAGTTGTATTGGTCGCGAAGTAGTCAATGATTGTTTTGACCTGGTCGTTATAGCTGTCCGTCTCAACGTTATAACTCGCTGTGTATTCGCGGCCCTTATTATTCGTGGCGCCTTTCGTTGCCGACCACGCCTGCGTGATATCTGTTATCGTCATGGCGAGATACTCACGCTCTGGACAGGGGCCTGATTCGCCGGCAGCGTGTTCCGCTCTATTTGTTCGAGCAGACGCCGCCGCCGCTCCGCTTCTTTCAACAGCCGCTTGCGTTGTTCCATTGCCGCGCGGGCCGCCTCCTTACCACGCAACACCGCCGCGAATCCTGCCATGGTTCCCTTTTGCGCGGCAGCGATCGCGGGCCGCATCGCTTCGGCTTCTGTTGGCTTGATCGCCGTTGCGGCGAACAACTCCTTCTGCGCGGCGGCGGTCGCACGCCCGAACGTCTGCGCGTCGATCGCCCCCACCTTAAACAGATGCGCCAGGTCAGCCAGCTTCTTTTGCGCCTTCTCAAAAGGCGTCGCCATCGACTCGCGAATCTGCTGCCCTCGCTTCCGCATATCGTCCAGTGTTTTCTTTGCGTCCTTCTCTCGCTGTTCTCGCTCCAGCCTGCTGCGCTCCTTTTCCGCCTTCTGTCTCGCTGCCAATTTCTTAGCTTCCATTTTCTTCTCGGCACCAGACGTGTCAGCGTCGAACTCGCGACCCGTAATCCACCTCATCGCATTCTTTGCCGCCACTGCGAACTCCTTCAAGCCCTCAACGAACTTGAGCAATACCGGAATCATAAATATTGCAATTTCGTTCCAGAGCCCCTCGAACGCTTTCCCCATATCGTCCGCGGCATCGTTGAACGCTTCGACCTGCTCGGCGTCTCCCTCCAACAAACCATTCAGGCGTTCCGATTCCTTCATGTACGCGCGTATCTGGTCCGATCCCATGTTCATCGTATTGACTAACGCGGCACCTTCGGAATCGAACAGCTTGAACGCGAGACGCAACTTGTCCGCTTGGTTCGGCACGTTCTCCAATGCGTCCGTGATCTTGAGAAACGCCTCATCTGGCGACAACGCGCTGAGTTCAACCGCGTCGACTCCCAGCTCCTTCAGCGCCGCCTGCGCTTCACCCGTCCCAACCGCCGCCTCGGCGACTCGCCTGGTCATGCGTTGCATTGCCATATCGAGAGTCGTCGACGCAACACCCGACTTGGAAGCAGCATTCCTTAGGCCGTTCAGCGCGTTGGTTGTCATTCCCAATTTCGCTGAAACTTTCGCGAGTTGATCTATCCGCGCTGTCGCCGCGGAGAACTCCATACTCACTTTCCGGATTGCCATGCCCACCGATGCGATCGCCGCCAATGCCGGCACCGCTTTCATCGCCAGGCCCATACCGCCCGACATCATCCCCGCGGCGGCGCCACCAACACCGCCGCCCCTAGCCGCGGCGCCACCCTTCCCCAACCGACTGCGCAGGCTCTTCGCACTCGCTCCGACACGTTGGAACGCTTTATTGACAGCGCTGATATTAGCGCTGACCATGATCGAGAGTTTACTGACTACCTTCGCCATAGGTTCGGTTGTATTCCCTTACGCGTTCTAGGGCGTCCGTCGGGTCCCAGTCGCTCGCCTGCTCTTCCCAGTATGGCCAGTCGCCGCTCGGCATCGTCGCACCGCTGCCTGAGTACGGAGCCAACCCGATAATTGTATGCGCGTAGCCACGCGCGTCCGCTCTCGTCTCTCCCCACGGTTCCTGTTCGTATCGAGTGAGCCAGTCCGAGAACTGTGACCATGACAGAGGCCCACCTGGTTCGAGTAGATAGTCCGGATGGGAAATGCCGATATGCTCACACAGTACGAAGGCGAACCTCCACCACGTCGACCGCTCTAGCTTTTTTTTTGTTCCTGCGCTGTCTCTTCGACTTCGCCAAAATTGTGCATCGCCATGGCCTCGTTACCGACTCGCGACAGGGTCGCAATAGATTCGCGAGCCAGATACTCTCGACCGTCCGTTGAATCGAATATGAGTTCGCCAGAGTCGTCGACCACCGTTCGGCGAATCAGTTCACACATCGCAAGTACCCCGCGAGCCTGATCCGTGTCTACGTCCAGCGTCTCGAATCCAGCTGCAACGTCTAATTGTTCTCTCGCCGTCAGCCGCTTGAGCGTGACCGCCCCTCCCCATTCCGGAACGTCTATAGTCTTCTCACTCGGTCGCCGCTCCCTCAGTTGATCCAGCGTTATACCCATCGATCGCTCCTGACTTGAAAATCTGATGCCGCTCGGCGATATCCTGACCAACCTCAATCAACCTCTCGCGTCCCACCACAGTCTCCAGCTCCAGCCCGCCGCGCGGGCCGCTGAACGGCATCGCTGCCGTGCCTCGCTTCCGCAACGCTAGTTGCACAATCGACCGTTGATGCTGGCTCGACAACTCCGCAACGGTCGTTGCGTTTTCTGTCCTCGCATGGTGCCGCATCTCGAACACGATATTCGGTTCGAGGGGAAGCAGCGAGTAGACGATACCGGCCAGCGTTATTGTCTCGCTCATGATGTCGTGATCGCACCCGTCCGGTTCAGTGTTACCGTTCTAGATACTACGGACGAATTCTCCAGCGCCGCCGGCTCTATCGACATGACACGCGCGTTGAATGTCCAGGTCTGCGTGGCAGTCAGCGCCCCGCCACTCCCATCGTTCACACCGGGATACACGATCGACCAGCTGCTCTCAGTGCGATCAGCAAAGTCCGTGTCCACCAGGGCGTGGTTGCTGTCGCCAGGCTCCCACAGCTGCTCAAAAGAGAAGTCGCTCGTGTCTTCTATCCCCTGCAGTTCTGACCTCAATGTGCTCCCAAGATGGTCGATCGCGACACGCTCGTACGTTTGTGGCGGCGGCGTCAGAGTTCTCACTTCGCCCTGCGCGGTGGAACCAAGTTTGACAATAGAACCGTAGCCGATAATTGTGTTAGCCATATTTTCAACTCCCAGGGTCGTGTCCTACTACTTGGAAAGTCAGCACGGCGACATGCCGTCCAGTATCTGACAGGTCGCTACGCGGGATATAGTCGTCGCTGTGCTCGTTCACGAATACCGCCAGAACCTGACCACTCCCGAACGTCCCTTGGCTGCCGTCCAACTTCCGCAAGTCGTCCGCCAGGTCCATCGCGTCATCAATCGACGTGCTCACACCCTCGACGTTCAGGAACTCACGGAACGGACGGACGCCAGTGGCGGCGCTGAGCACTTGCTCGCGTTCAATACTTGCACGCTCAAACCAGATATAGTCTGAAACGTCAGCACCCTCCTCCTGCGTGACTTCGTTTTGGAATACCCGCGTCCCTACGCGCGCTGCGATCGCAGACTGAGCCAGTAGAAACGTCCGGAAGTCTTCCCCGACAGATGCCATCATTTCCCCGTTGGCGATATCTTCGACGCCTCGGCATATACCTCGTTGAGAAACTTTGTTTCAAACGCGCGTAGGGACTGGCGACTAGTACCGGAAAACGCCCGCGCCAGAAACTTGTACCCGCGCGTACCGCCGTGGTTCACTACCGATTCCCAATTGATTTTCCCATAGCGTCTGAATACCAGCACATCGCCAGCCATCGCGCTGGCGACTTTCGGTCTGATGCGGTGCGCCTTCGTTGGCTGGTCCACGAGGTGGATGGGTACGATCTTTCCCTTCCCTGAAATGCCGCCACGATTTCCTCGCGACATCAACGCGCGGCCCTGCGCGGCGGCGAGCGCCTTCGTTGACTTTGAACCGGCTCCGCGCTGCCCGATTACCGCCACCTGGATTCCTCCGCGGCGGTACGCTTTGACGCGGTGCGTAATCGACCGCTTCAACAACCCCGTCTTCTTTGGTACCAGCTGACGAACACGCTTGACCATTGGACGCGCAGCCGCGTTGATAGCCTTGCGCGTCACCTTCCTCTGTAGCTTGCTGTTGAGTTGCCGGAATAACCTGTCAGACTCTTCAACCCCCAGAACGTTGTAGTCGATCTTGATCCGGTCAACGCCAGCCTCAACGCCCGCGAGGCCTAGCCCGCTTCCCCAGCGACTCCCACCACGTGGCGACCGGTTCCCGAACAGGCCCATTAGATGTCCTCCTTACACAGCAACTCAATCCAGCGGTTCCGTTCCTGTAGGTTGTTCACAAATCCTATATTCAGATACCGTGTTCCGAACCTCAATCGCTGGAGCGGCGTTACGTTTGTTCTGAATCGGATCGTGACGCGATGCGTTGCCATCGCGACCAGCTGATTCGCCTGTATGACCTCCTCTCCGGACAGTGCCTCCACCTTGGCGCGTATCGTTGCCACCGCGGACCACTCTCCCGTACGCTCGCCGCGTGAGCCAACGCCATCAGGCGGACTCTGTAACGTAACGACTTGGCGCAGGTCACCGCTACGCATGTCGGCGAGTTTAGCCACTTAGAAGAATCCCCTCGCCGGCCATGACGGCGTCCAGTTGCGACAGTATCCCGCGACCTATAATCGTATTGATATCGGCGAAGCCTTGCCCGCGAGTGTTATATCGATAGTCAGTGAAATCCCTGACGGCCGCCTTGATCTGGTACGGGACATCGCCAGCCGCATAGCCCGCGGTATGCGTGATAGTTACATCAGCCGTCACGCCATACGTAGTTGGCCAGCTCTTATCTTTCGCGACACTAATTCGAGCGATGAGAGGTGCCGAGTCGACGCGATACTCTGTCGCCGCTAGTGTCTGCGAGTCTCCATTGCTATCGATATAGACAATAGATGTGACGCTTCCAAACGGTGGCCGCGCGATATTAATTGAACCGCGGCGCCAATACTGCGAATCGGTCCACCCGTCCATTGTCAACTGCCAAGTCTGCGACA